TATCAGCTGAAGCCATGCTTGAATTTTGCGAAGAGGTATTTGCCGCATGAATAAAATACAAGCTAAAGAAATCATTGGCGGAGATCTATCCGCCACAACTAAGATGCCATGCAAAAGTTTTAACTTGCCCGCATGGGAATGTAAAACCGGGAGCAAGCTTGCCAAGATTCCAGGCACTGTATGTCATGGTTGTTATGCCATGAAAGGAAATTACACAAGATTCCCATCAGTTAAAAAAGCCCAGTACAAAAGACTTGATCAATTATTTAATCCAGCTTGGGTTGATACCATGGTTTTTATGATTGAGAGAGAAAACAATCCATACTTTAGATGGCATGATGCGGGAGATATTCAAAGCGCCCAGCACTTAAAAAATATTTGTGATGTTGCACGCAAAACACCATCAATAACTCATTGGATACCAACAAGGGAACACAAGATTGTTAATGACTTTGTGAATCAGGGCAACACCATTCCCAAGAATTTAATCATACGCATTAGCGCAACAAACATAGATGGCAAGCCACCAAAAAACGCAAGCCATACATCAACAGTTCATTCTAGCAGCAAGCCAATTGGATTCGAGTGTGTCGCACCGAAACAAGATGGTGCATGCTTAGATTGTAGGGCGTGCTGGAATCCCGGCATAAAAAACATTTCATATAAACAACACTAGGAGAAAAACAATATGAATATAACTGATAAAGAGATCGTTCAATACTATGGGCAAATATGGGGCAATGTTAAACATATGAAGTCATATATTAAAGAACTTAGAGATAGATATAAAAAAGAAATGGGGGTTAGTAAATGAATATCAATGATGACTTAGTCAAAGATTGGCTAGATAAATTTGACAGCAACAACGAAATAACTTTGTTGACTGAGATCGCAAACAATAACATATGCGTATCAGGAATGATTGATTCCATTCTTGCATACCATGTCGGAGAGGTTGAGATCGCAAAAGATTTCTATAAAAAAATGTGGAGATCGCAATCATGAGCAATCACAGAAACGAAATAATTCTTGAATCTTTATATCAAAAATATATAGACCTTGGATATGAGGACGCAGAAGCGCAAGAACTAGCGGCAAAAGAGTTTGAAGAAAATAGTAATTAGGTGTATATTAATTGTCGAGAGATAGGAGAGACCATGACTGAACACACGCACAAAGTAATCCGCCAGGATAAATTAAATAGATTGGCCAAATGGCGCAAAGGTATCAAGTACGTACTAGGAGAAAAGAAAAGTGATGCTCCCGGAAGTGTAGTTGTGCATCGCACAGTTTATAAAGATGACAGCGAAAAAATAGAATACCTTAGATCTAAAAAGAAAGACGAATTCATACCCAGTCCATACACAGATGATGAACTCATTGACACAATGGAGAGGGAGAATCACGAGGGACACAGATTTTTATTTGGTAGGAGTGGCAAAATATGAGCGAACTTCCACCAATGGAAGATAGAATGCCGGAATGTGAATGGGTATTGGTTATCAAGTATGGAGATCCATACACCAACACACCATTAACAACTGGCTTCGGTCCTTTCAAAACAAAAGAGGACGCAGATGATTTCAGAGCGCAGTATTACTATGACCAAATTGTCATAGCAGATATTGTCCCAATCAATGCAGTCTTACCCCAAAGCGCAACTGAATTAGACATTGACTTTATTCCTGAAGGAAAGGTTGTTGATATCAGTAGCAAAATTAATCCACATAAACACTAGGAGAAACCATGGATTTTAAAATAGAAAAGAACATACCAGTTCGCACATTCAACTCACCTTTTTGTGAAGCTTTAGATCAATTAGAGATAGGCGATAGCATAGGTAATCTAACCAAAAAAGAAGTCTACAAGTACAGACCAAACTTTTATACGCCAACCTTTAGAGATCGCAAGTTCACATTCAAAAAAGAAAGTGGAAGTATGTATCGCATATGGAGGATAGCTTGATGGATTTATCAGGTATAAGTCTTGTTGAATTATCACAAACTCCAATAGAGCCAATCTTAAACGCAGCACTTGCTGTTGGAATATTTATGTTGATTGCGCTAATCGTTATATGGAATTCAACAAGATGAACAAGTGCATCGTTAAGGGAATGTTCTTTATGCAAGACGCAATACTCTTAGAACAAGATGACTTAATTAGAGAGTTTGAACGCAAAGTCAGAGACAAGAAAATATTCTTTGAAGTTATAAATCCTGGCGAAACTGAGTCCAAGGGTGTAGACATTCAAGCCATGCTTGAAGAAAACAATAAACTAAAATCAGAACTACGCATCTTTAAAGATATTGTAGATCATAGCATCACAGCAGATGCAAGGAGAGGATTCGATGTCTAAGACATGGGTTAAAGAAAAAATACAAAGCATCAAAAAGAAAACATCCATCGGTGATTCTAGATTAAGCAATGGGTCTGGCACTAACAAGCGCAAGACGCGTAAGAAATACCGGGGGCAAGGCAAATGATTAACTATCCATGTGGCTGGTTCGATGTCGAGCAACTCCCCGGTGGTTCTGGCACTAAGTCAGAAGACTGATATGAGTTTTGAGAAAGGACTCGCTGAACTTGAACGCATCGTTGCTAGGCTTGAGTCTAATGAAATAGATCTTGAGACAGCACTCGCAGATTTTGAGCAAGGCATGAAGATCCAACAATACTGCAAAAATAAATTAGACGAAGCTACTCTTCAAGTAAATCGTCTTCTTCAAGATGGGAAGCTGAAGCCTCTGAAAGATCTTCCTCATCATCAAGCAGCGCGTCCTCAACAATCTCTTGACCCAGATGATTCTCTAGACTTTTCTGATCTAGAATAACATCCTCTTCCTCTACCTCTTCCACTTCCTCTGCATGGCCTAAGACAATCTGATGTTCTTGCACGAGTTCCTTGAGCCGATTCTCTAACTGGTCCCGGCTCATGCTATCGATCTTATGTATCTTCAACTCCTTCTTATCAATCATGAGCCCAGCAAGTTTCGCTCTCGCAATCTCTGCTGTCACAGCCGGACCATATGAGCCATCCGCCAATGCCACATCACGAATGTCTGCTAGCTTACTTGCGATGCCCTCAAAAGTAATCTCATTCTTCCTGCGCTGAATCGCTTTCAGAGATCTAATCCTTTCTTGCACATGCTCATACTCTTTGTGATTCAACAACCTCGTTGCTGCCACCCCTGGATTTTCATACCCAGCCAAGTGAGCACACTTCGTCTGCTTATAATCCTGATACACCATAAGATCCACGAAGGCTTCTTGTCGTTTCGTTAGTTTCTTTTTAGTTTCACTCATGCAAATATTCTACCTTAAATTATTGTTTAAAATTTGTTTATCCTTTGTAGCTCTAGAGAACCTATCTCTATCAAAGATTGGGTGCGTCTAGCTACCCATCTATAGTTCTCTATAGAGATGCACAACCGCACAACTGCACACCCTTGCAACCATGCGCCTTTCAGAGGTGCATGTGCGCATGTGCAGGCATGTGCAATTGCACAACCGCACAGACCCCTAAATCGCATAAGAATGCACCTTCCCAAGGGGTATGTGCAATTTGCACTTTTCCCATTGCACAGGCGTTTACACACATCGATTATGCATTCATACATACATCTGAATATACATGCATCCCATGATTTATTTAGTAACATTTGTTCTCTTCTCCTCTTCTAAGATAGCAAGGCCAATGTTATATATCACTTGAGGCACAATAGAATTACCCAGTGCCTTGAGTCGATTGACGCGTTCAGGGATACCTGTTGCTACTCTTGGGATGTTGGGCTCTCGCTCGAATCCGTAATGTCCGTCCAACCTGGCGGATACCCCATCAGCCATTCCACCCACTCCGGGTTCAGTGTGCCCTTGCCAGGTTTGTCCTTGACTGCCATCGTCAGTCCCACTTGCTTGCCCTTCGCTAGCCTTCGCTGTATTGCTGGGTCGCTCATGTTTCCCCTGTCCCTGTTGTCCGAGGCGTTCGGTGTCGGCCACATCTTCTGCTCGATTGCCACTCGCTCCTCCAAGTTCCCCTTGTAGCCCCTGTCGTTGTTGTCCATCGCCTTGACCACTGAGTCCATTGTCATCGACATTCCTATCGAGCTCCTTGGCGTGGGATACATCTCGCTCTTGACTGCGCCTGCCAGTTTGCTCTTCTTGGCTAGCTTCTCGTAGTCCGTGTTCTCCCCTGTGTCCTTCCAATCTCTGGCCGCTGGCGTTGGGAACATCTTTTGTTGATACTTCACTGCTGCATCGAGTGTCAGCCCCCACTTGGTGTTGCTGTTCTTCGCTTCTCGATAAGGCTTGCCATTCTTGTCCTCCTTGATTGTCCCCGGAGATCCTCCCTTCCAGTCCCTCGCTTGTGGCGTTGGCCACATCACTTGCTCCCTTAGATTCGAGCACCCTCCCTTCTTCGCTTTGTCTGATAGTTCCTCTTTCTTTCTCACTTGATTCACTCTCAGTCCGTCCATCGCTTGAGGTGTTGCCCACATTTTTTCCGAGGATCCAAATTCGATCTCTTCTGTGGGGAGCTTCGACACTGCAAGCTGGAATAATAAACGATTGCGTGGCGTAACCTTGGGTTTCCAAGTCAAGACACACATCATCGAGTGCCACATTGACGAAGCCACCAACGTTTTCGACAATGACCCAAGTGGGTTTTTTGTATTTAATAATTTCATACATGTACGGCCAGAGGTGTCTGTCATCTTCCTTGCCTTTTTTCTTGCCTGCAACACTGAACGGTTGGCATGGGATGCCTCCGCAGATGAGGTCGAAGTCTTGAATAATTCTTTCTGGTTCATTGCCTATCTCCTTTAGATCTTTATAGATTGGCACGTTTGGCCAATGTTTATTTAATACTTTACGACAGAAGTCATCAAACTCACAGAAAGCAACAGTGTCAAAACCACCTGTTGATTCTAATCCTAAGCTGAATCCTCCTATCCCGGAACAGATATCTAGTATCCTAATCATTTGTTTCCCTCCCTTTAAACCACATGCGTGTGCAATATCTTCTGATGATTGCTACCACTGTTAATAAGCTAGCTTGTGCTATTGATATGATCAATGCATTTTCTGTAAACATTAAGCAGATTGTTAGCACCAACCACACCAAAGGTAGATTGATTGCTGTGCCCATAAACGTATCAGCCATTGATTCTTTAAGTGCTGGTTTGTCTAGCTTATGCATCTGACTCATCATTAACATATAAAGCAATCATTGCGTAATGAATGATCTTTAATAAATCAGATCGTTGCTTACCATTTTTCTTACCATAGCGCATGGCATACTTCATGATGTTGCCAATACAAAAACCTTCTCCATACCCGGAGTCAATGATCATATCAGTTGCTTGATACTTACCATTGGCATAATGCTGATTATAAGTTTGATCAATATATTTTTTTAACTCATTAAGAGTTATGTCTTCTTTGAACTTATAATTAATCATGACAAAAACAAGTCATCTGTTCATCGAACATGTCTTGCTCCTCGTAGTTGGGTTGCTTGCTTATATCTAGAAGCTTGATGTAGTTGTCGCTGTCCTTCCTAAAGGTAGCGCCAGCATCTTTACCAAACTTCTGTTCTTGTTTGATCCACCAGTCTGCCATCTCTGGTCTTTCCTTTAAGAGTTTGATCTTGGTATCCTTGCCTTTGAGAAAACATAAGTCACAGTTACCAGCCAATGTTTTGCCGCTGAAGTTTGTTAGATTCAAATCAAAGTTTTGTTGCTCCCAGAAATCTGTCACATCTTTTACATCATGCTTGGCATGATACATAGGCAAGACATTTTCCCATGGGTTGTTTTGATTCATAGCGCTTGACACTCTTCGAGGCTCATCGTATCTAAGGCCTATCACGTTGTACCAAGTCTTGTGTCCTTTCAGCTTACGCATGAACCTTGACATGACCTTGACCTTGAGTTCACTGGTGCAGAACCTGGCCACAGGATTGGGTAGGTATTGTCTTCTATCAATCAAAGCTTCAAAGGGTTCACCATTTCTGCTTGCTGTTTCATAAGTAACTTCTTTGGTGCGATAGACTGGACGCTCTTCACCAAAGTACAACTCTAACCAATGTATCTTTACGCCCCACTTTTGTTCTATCTCATGTACAAAGTCCAATGTCTCCGGGGCTTCTTTGCCTGTGTTGGCAAAGGTAACGTATACATCTTCAGGCAACGTGCCACCATGCGCTTGAATAATATTCCATAACATGAACCCGGATGTTCTACCACCACTAAAGCTAATCAAAGCTGGCCCTTCTATCTTGTAAGGATTAGACTCCATAGATTCTCTCCACTTGTCCCATTAAATCTTCATGTGCATCGTGCAAAAATTTCCACTGCTCATTAAAGTTTTTATTTGTTTCTTTTGTTTTTGCAAGTTGTCTTTGCAGTCTTCT